TATTGGAATTTTCTATATCCTTGTTTACCGCATAAAAAGTGCAAAATACATCTAGCCTCGTTATCCGAAATTCCTTTGAAATCTAGTTTTAATGATTTTAAAACATTAGCGTGCATTCCGAAATCAGTTCTTTTCGTAAAAGAATACGGCAACTCTGTTTTGATTACAGATGTTTCTTTTGATACTTGAGCTGGATAAGTTGGCTGAAAGAAAAACTCTTTAGTAAATTTTGCGTTAGAGATCGCGGTATTTTCGCCTACGCTAATGTCTCCAGTAACATAGTAAAAAGAATCGTATAAATTATTTGCGTTTGCGGCGATATTTCTTACTACATCAAATCTAGAGTAAGCTACTCCAGTAGAATACTCGCCTTTCATATTACTACCTGTAACGTAAGCAGTGTCCCATTTTAACAACGACGCAGCTTGATCAGAACTTAAAGATACGCTAACTGTATGAAGATCGTTTTCATTAAATGAGTTTTCTATATTGTCGCAAAACATACGAATCGGCTTGTATATTTGCGCTGGATCAGTATATAAAAAATGCCCAGTACCATTTAAAGATTCAATGTATCCAAGAATTTTACGCGCATCTTCTTGTTTTTTATTCTCAAACGGAAGATTCATTTTCATTTGCAAATGATTCAATCCTTTTGGCATAATGTGCAGATAATTATCCGTGGTAGTATATGCCGACAAGTCTGCGGAGAATTCAACTGTAGCGCCATAAGAAGGTGTATAGTCTAACGTTGCAGGTATAGACCCAGATATATTTTGATCTCTATCGTAAAAGAAAGACATTAGATGAATCCTTGATATGTAAGAGTTATCACCAAATCATCAGTAGCAGATGTATTTAACGTTTCTGATATAAGCTCCATATTGTTCATTGTAAATGTAGCTAATGAGCCTATCTCTATAGTAATTTTTCTGCTATTAGAATTCAACAAGTAGTCAAAAGCCCTTTTAGCTTCATAGTCATCAACGCCGATAGTAAAATCGGCATTTACTTTAAACGGTTTAACAGTAACAACTTCCATTGCGCCGCTACCTGTTGGATGATAGTAAGCTTCTCTTTTGCATTCTAACGAATAAGTGAATGATTCAATTCTATTAGTGCCGCTTCCATCGCACTCGATTCTAATATCGCCGGGTCTTACGACTCTCAAAGCTCCAGTTTCAGACGCTCCATTTCCTCCAAATTCATCTCCTACGTCTCCAAATATAGAGAAGCTTGCATTTAGATTTGGGAAATTGCCAACAGAAGCGGCAACTGAATACGATGTAAGGTAAGCTGAATTAAAACCAAACTTTTTTCCTTTATAATCTACTCCTCCAACTAGAGGATTTAATCCTGTAAAATTTAAAAAGAAATCGGCAGGAGATAAGTATTTCTGAACGCTTAAAGAAGATTGCGGCGCGCTAGAAGTGAAGGTCTTGAACTTTGAATAACCAATGACACTAACATGGTCAACTGGAAGAGAGTAGCCAAAATTAACACTATTGACGCCAAATATTTTGTGGCCGCTAATGTATAAACTATTATCGTAATTAGAGACTGATGAATTTTTGCTCATTATCTACTTCTGAGTGCTCCACCTAAACGTTTTTCTTCGTTAATGGTTTCAAGCACTACAGCCTTAATCCGTTCTCCCATCTTCTTATAATCTACGCCACCTTGTGATGTTTGACCTTGTGACTCACTAGAAGAACTACTGCCAGAAACATTAATGCTAATGTTTACTGCGGTTCCTGTTTTAGAGTCAATTTTTGCCTTAGAGTCTGACGATTCTACGGTAGCGTCCATGCCAACTTCGCCGCCATCTGCAAATCTAGCGCGGCCAGTATTCATTGAGTCAAGATACTGTTTGCCGTATTTACGGGTGGTGGCGCGATTCATAACGTATTCACCGCCCATTAAAAGAGCTGGAATATCGTCTGTTGGTCCGCCGCCGTTATTGAAGCCGCGAACCATTCCGCCATAAGCGTTGTTCTTAACGCCTTTGGGGTATCTTCTATCAAAATCTTCTATTTGAGCACGCGCTGCGTTACTATCTCCTGCAACAACGTTTCCAATACTACCCAGTTTAAGACTATCAAATTCAGGTTTTGTTTTTGTTGTTTTTAACTTGCTTGCTCCATAAGCCAAAGCCACAGAAGCTATGGTCGAGATTATTTGCTGCTGCATCGCTTTTCTCTGCTGAGTTCTATAAGCTTCTCTCTTAGATATGAGATCTAAACCTTGTTGTTGAGCACTAGTAACTTCACCCTTGATTGTATCTTCGTTCATCAATCCAAATCTAGAAAGTCTTGCGCTTTGATCTTCAAGGTTAGCGAATGCTGCTGACCCGCTTCCTTTTAAAACGTCAGTAGCGCCGCTTGTTGTCGTTTGGTTTGCGAATTTAGATAATTGATCGTATCCAGAAATTGCTGATCCTCCACGAACGCCGGGCAAGAAGATTCCGCCGTTATTCATTTTGGCGATATTTTCCGCGCCATATTTTTGAACGGCAGATTTACGCATAACGTATTCGCCTGAACTCAACATTGCAGGAACGTCGTCACGGATTCCTGATCCGCCAGTTACCATTCCTCCGTTAGCGAATTTTCTAACATATCCGCCCTTAGAGCCACCAATCGCAGCTAACGTCGAACCTACTATTTTATTAGAAGCTGATTGCAAAAACGCGGTTTGTAAAGTTTGCAGAAATGATTTCGCAATACCTTCTAAAGCTTCTCCAATATTATCTGCGCCAGAAAGACCAACTTGCATTGCTTGAGCTAACCCATCAGCTAAAGCTTTTGGCGTATCTTGGCCAAGTATTTGTTGGAATGTTTTAGCTTCGTCTATTAATTTTCCTCCAGATATCGCTGCATTTTGTTTTGTAGATAAATCCAAAACTTCGTCGTATCTTCTTTGTCTAAAATCTAAAACCGCTTTGTCTCTATCTTTTTCTGGACCAGAATACGATTTTTCAAATTCCTCAACATCTTTGGTCGCTGATGTTAATCGTGGATCAATTATAGACCCTCTGATAGCCGCTTCCGCTTTTCCACGTTTAACGCTTCCGTCTGCGTAAGTTGACACAGAACCTTCTTGAACTATTGCTCTTAAATTTGTTAAATTAGAACTTACGTCTTGTTGCTTACCTAAATAGACTGATCCTTGTCTATTAGGTTCGTTTAAAATCTGCTTTTCTAAATCTTGATAAGCGACAGTTAAATTAGCTTGTTGAGTAGCTAAATCTAAATTAGCTTTTTCTAAACGTTTCGCTGCGTCTATTGATTTAACCGCCTGAGCTATTATTAATTTATTATTAGATTCTTGAATTTCTAAATCAAAAAGTTTTGCAGCGTTTCTGGCTTCTGTTTTTGCGTCTATATTTTTTCTATCTTGAGCATTCGTTTTAGACGTTAAAAATTGGTCATCTTGTACTTTTTCTGTTAAAGAAGCTAAAGCAGCTATGTATTCTTTTTCGGCATTAAGTAAATTTATATCTTCTTCTGCTTTTGCTTGCGCGTTTATAGCGTCTTTCTTAAATTGTTGTATTTTTTTTCCTATTTCGTCTTTATAATTATTTAATTCTGTAGTCGCTATTTTTACAACGTCCCCTAATATTCTTGATGAATTTCCATATTCTAAATTGCTTCTAGAAGTCTCTAACTCCGAATCTATTCTTTCGTCTATAGAGCTAAGCGCCAGTTTATTTTTTAACTTTAATTCTGCTAAAGATTTAGAGTATCCGCCTATTTGGTTATTTAATAACTCTGTATATTTCTCAGTTCCTTCAAACGTTCCAGCTACGCCTTTAATAGTTACAGAAGTTCCATTTATTATTGCGTTTAAATACTCTGTTTCTTGAATATTTTTTTGTAAAGTAGTTTGAGATAATTCGTATTTTTGGGCAATAGCTTTTTTTTGATTGTTTAAATCATTATCTATTGACGATTGATTTTGAGCTGAAGCAAATACCGCTTCTTGTATGTTTTTGGATTGGGATGAAGAATCCAAAGCAACTCTGTCTTTTTCGGGATCTTGAGCGTCTAAAAAGGCTTGTCTAAATTTGTCGCTATTTGTTCCTGTTTTTCCGGCTTCTAGCAGAGCTTGTAATTGAGCATCGGTACTTTTGGCGAAAGCTCCTCCAGTATTGCCTGGCAAAGAAGTTAATTTTTCTCTTAATTTATTTAAATTTTCAGCGCTAGATTTACTTGCTTCTTCGTCAGCTTTTTTTCTTTCTTCTATTCCTTGAAGTTCAAGTATTTGTTTTTCTGATATAATAGTTTTTCCTCTTTCTAATAGAGCGTTTTGTTTTTCTATCGCTAATATATTTTTTGTGTAAGTATTGTTGGACAGTAAGTTGCTATTAAATATACTGCTTGCGATGTTTTGTTGAACTTGTAAAAGCTCATTTTCAAGTGATATTTGAGCTGCTTTTTCTTGTGTTCCCCCTGTTCTTTCTTCAATTTTGCCTATATTTGCCTTAGCTTTTACCAGAGCATCGGCTCTTACTGCGTCTGCAAATTTATCGTTGTTGAATGTTTTTTCTGGAAGACCAGCATTACTTATGTTGCCAAGACGCGAGAAGTAATCGGGCTTTCTTTTTCTTTCTGCGGGGTCTCGACTTTTTTCTACTGATCCCTGTTCAATTAAAGATTTAACCACCGCAGCATTAATTTTAAAGTTACCCGTTTCGTCTTTTGTAACTCCGCCTAGCCCTTGTACAGCCGCAGAAATACTTTCTATTTGCTCGTCGCTAAGTCCACGCGAAACGCCTTCTCCTACAATGGGATTTTCTTTTACATAGGCTTTTACTTGTTCTGTAATATTTTTTTGTTTTACCGTTTCTTCTTTTTCTCGTGATACTTTGTTTAAGTTTGCCAAAAGCATTTCTGGAGTTATCGTCTCTCCGGTTTTTCTTGCTTGATTTGCTAAAGATGCCAAGCTTTTGACCGCTCTGTCTCCATCCGTTTCTAATGCGCTAGACCATTTGCTGATTATCGGAATTAAAACAGAAACACCAGTCGCCAGTAAAGTTACAGCAGCAATGACAGGGTTAGCTTTAAAAGGCAAACTAAATGCCGTGACAGCTAAGCTCGCTGCTCCTGACGCAGTTTCTATAGCTGCTGAAGCTTTGGAGTTTTCTTCTGTAAATGCTTGCACGGCAGAGGTCGCTCCTACGACGGCGGATTGAAGAACTAAAAATTTTCCAAAATCAAAATCTTTTGCTGCTGCGCCTCCCTTTTTATTTCCAGTTTGCTTTACCACAGGAACTCCCTCTAAACTTGGGAATGGTTGTTTTTCTATATTCGCAATAGCTTTGGTTTTAGATATGTAATCTTCACTACCAGTAATTACCTTTTTTTGAGCGTCTGCGCCTAACTTATAAGTTTCTGCGAGAGATTTGGTGCTGTCGATCAACTCCTTTTCAATAATAGATCCATTTTTATAAGCTACCTGCTTTAAAAGAATTTCTTTAATTAATACATTTTGTGCGTTAGCAAAAATATCAGACGACTCCGCTGCTTTTTTTTGAGCCTTCATTAAATCTAACTCTTTTTGTGCAGCTCTTCCTTCTTGTCTATTGCTCCCAAACATACCAGAACCTGAAATTGGTTTTGATTTTTTTGAAAAATTTGGGATCTTTCCGTCTGGTTCGTCTCTTGTGTTAATGACGGCAAATCCTTCTGGATTTTTTCCATTTTTTAATCTTGCGTCTTTTGTGATGCGAATTTGAGAAGGATCTAATCCAGCCGCCATTTCTCTTTCAACGGCAGCTTTTAATGGGTCTGCAAAGTTAGGAATATAACCCAAAGAAGCGGCTCCTGTTTGAAAAGACTCAGGATCAATAATAGCATTTTCTTCTAAATTCGCCCTTACCATTATGCTGGACATTTTTTTGCCCGCATTATTTTTTAGCAGACCTACTTTTTTTTCAGCGCCAGGATCAGTTCTAATTTCATCAAATAAACTTAAAAGTTTTGGAGATTGTTTTCCTTCTTTTAAAATTGTCCCCAATGTTTGTTTAACCTCCGATTGCCCTTGTTTTGGATTATTGTCAAAAGCTTTATAAAAAAGAGTTGCTCCATCAATTTGTGAAGCTTCGTTAAGCGAAATAGATTGTCTATTGGCTTTTGTTGCCTTTATTATTTTATCTGGAGCGGTATCTTGGTTGCCGTTTATTAATTTGGCTAATATACTTTTTCTAGCGTACTCATTAAAATTAAGTTTAAGATCTCCCCAAGATCCTTTAACACCTAAAGCATTTTTTTTGTCTTGAGGGGCTTTATCTAAATCACCAGGATAAAAATCAAAAATTGCGTTCGACCCTCTTGTTGAAAACACATTCAAATAATCACGGACTCTTTGTTCAAAAGATCTTCCAGATGCTGCTGGTTTTGGAGCTACTCCTATTTCATTAGCAAAATTTGGAACGTATCCACCAGCTGCTCCGAGTTTTTTAGCTCCAGCAGGAACGCCAAACGATTTAATCATATCTTGATTAAAGATCGCTGATCCACCGTTAGCGTAATTAGGTACAATATACTCGCTAGTATTAGCGATCATTGTTCCCTTTTTGCCGCCACCAAAAGCAAAATTTGGAATAGAAACTACTTTAGATGAAGGGCTAGCTCCTCCAACTCCACGGCTAACATCGGCGGCTTCTTGAGCTGGTAGATAACCGCCAGCAGCTTTACCTTTCCTTTCTACACCACTAGACGTAGCTATAAAGCCAATTCCTTGTAATGCAGGCGCAACACTTGCGGCTGTATCTTTTACCTTTTGTATCTTTCGCAACTGTCTATCATAAATATCTATTAAAAATTCTTCTTGTTGAATTCTACTACCTGATAGACGCTTCATCTCCGCCATTATATTTTTGTTTTGAACTAGAGTGTTAAACACCGCTTGTTCCAAAGCCTGCCTTTCTTTTACTTTAGAATTTACGCCCAAAATTGTCTGCAAAGATTCCGCGCCGAACTGGATAATATTTTTAGTTAAAACTACAAACAACGAAGTTAATACCGGAATACCTATTTTAAAAAAAACTCCTCCTAAACCAGTAATTAACCCTCTAGCGATATTGCCGCCAATTCCTTCTGAATCTACAACATCGTTAACCGAATCAATAAGATTACCAAAGAAATCTAATAATCCTTTTAAATTATCTGTAACGCCAATTCTTCCAATTGAGTTAGCTAGTTTCTCAGAAGAAACAAAAACATTATTTACAGCAACATTTAATGCTTTATTTAACTCTAACTGTCTCTGATAAGCTTCAATAGTTGCTTCAGCTGAAGTTCCTGTAGATTGTTGAAAAGCTCCTTGAGCCTTATTGATGTCTCCCAATAGCGCCGCTAAAACGTTGACGTTGTATTGACTTGCTATAGATTCAAGAACTTGTAATCTTTTTACTTCTGACAGATCTTTTAATTTACTCGATAACTCTTGAAAAATCGCAATAACTGGTTTTAAATTTCCTTCTGCGGTCTTAGAATAAACCCCAATCTCTTCTAACGCTTTAATAGTGGGTTCTGATCTAATTCTTGTGAAAATTGTTTTAAAAGCGTTACCAATAACAGCGCCTCCTCTTGCTGTGCTTTCTTGAACAGACGTAATAATACCGTTCAATTCGTCCAACGATACGCCAGCTTCTTGAGCAATAGCGCCAGCACGAGATAAGCCGTTAGCTAAATCAGCAGCAGAGACAGCGAATTTACTATCTACAGCAACTAATTTATTTAAAATTTGTGTAGTAGTGACTCCTGACGAAGAAAAAGAGTTTACAGCAGCCGTTAAAACATCTACAGATTCAGCTGCGCTTAAAGAAGTAAAGCGAGTTAAAGTTAAAGCGTCGTTTGTTCTTTTGAGTGTCTCTTCGACACTTAAACCTTGTCTAGAAAATTCTAGAGCAGCTTCACTAGCAACTTTAAAAGATTGCCCAGTATTTTTAGCCACTTCAAAAAGACTATCCCCAAACTTTTCTAATTCTTTTCCTGATGTGTTTGATATTACGCTAATTGCAGTTAAACTTTTTTGTACTTCAATCGTCGTTGTAACAAGGGCTGCAAAGGCGTTTTGAATGCCGTTAATAATACCAACGGAAGCTCCGAACGCAATAACGCGAGCATTAGATGCCGCAATAGACTTTTCAAACTCTGTGGCAAGTCCAGTTACCCTTCCAAGTGGCTGAGCTAAGTTGTTGAGTGACGAAGGGTTAAATTTTGCCTTGACTGGGATATTGATTTCCCCAGCCGCTTTTCCGCCCGATCTAATAGATTGCTCAAAGCCTTGCTGTACTACTGAAACTGGAATTGGTTTTGTTGCCATCCTTTAGCCTTTTGAGTAATTTACACTCAAAGATTAGCCTTCGCCATGTAATTTCATAAGCTCTTCCATGTTTAAAACCTTCTTCTCTTTCATTAGCTTATTAAGGGAGGTTCCTTTTGCATTGTTTTCTTCCATATCCTCTTTAGTTGCGCCAAACACCATAGACGCACTAACATCGCCTTTTGGCGAGTGTTTAGATTCAAATTCTTTTTTAGCGGTAGATTTGTCTTGGTAAGCTAGCAAAGCTTCTGGATCTTTTCTTATTTTGTCTGGAATATTTTCAGTGTGATCAAATATGCTCTTAAATATTTTGCCATACATAATAATTCTTACTTGAAAATCAGTAAGCTTTACCATTGGCAAACCAAAAAACTCCGTTGGATAATCAATCACCAAGAAGTATTGATTAAAAAAATCCATCAAAACGGTTTTTTGTATGTTCAGTTCTTTAAAATCTTGCATAAAGGAATTATAAAGAAGAATAAACTCTACTAATTCCTCGTAAGACATATCTTCAAACTCTCGAAAAGAAAAGAATTTTTCTTTTAATTTTTCGTCTTTATAGAACGATTCATAAATAATATAATCGCTTGATCTATTTGAAGCGTACTCTTCTACAGTTTTTCCTAAAACGCTTCTTCTTTCCGTCAATTTGGCTATCAGCTTTTCTTTTTGCTCGTCTATTACTTTCTGAATTTCTTTGATCTCTAAAGATTTAAAAAGATTTTTTTTAGTAGCCCCAAGCCTTTCTATGTACGACTGAATTTTTTCAATTTCAACCTCGTCGTTTTCACTCCAGAAGCTATCTTTTTTCGCCGCCTCTAAGGACTGTTCTTCTGTTGGTATTCCTTTCTCTACGGCTATCTTATGAAACTCCTTGTATCGTAAGTCAAAAATAGCTTTTTCATTGCAACCTAAATGCTTAATGAAAATAGGGCTACCACGGTATTCTGCCGTCGAGTAGCCCTTAATGATTTCTGTAAACCTAATAAATAGGTCTATTTCACTCAAATTTTCCCGCTGCAATGTCTTCGTCTAGTTTTTTGAATTCTTCTTTAGAAACCGTTTTGCTGAAATACCAAAAAGAAACGAACGTAATCAATTTAGTATAAACTTTTGTGAAAAGAGGATCAACGTTTTCGTCTAGCTCGGAAAGAGAATCTAGTTTTTGTTCGTAAGTTGAGCCTTTAAACATTGGCTCAATTGCGCCGCCGTTAATTTGTTTGTGAGTCATGTTCAAACAAAACCAACGAATAACATTGTTTTGAGCAATAGTGTCAGCGGTATTGTTGAAGAAAGAAAGATAAGATGTTTCAAGATCAACAGCTTGTTTTCTAAAAGTAGCAATTTTTTCTAAAATAATATCTTTTTCTGGAGAAGCTGCTCCGTTTTCAGCCTTCATTAAAATATAAGTTTGCTGCAATTTGGCGATTTCGCCATAAATCTCGTTTAGCTTTTTTGTATCGTTGTCAGAAGAAAGACCTCCAGTATCAGAATACTTTTTAAGCAACATACCTTTTGTGAGAATGCCTTTCTTTACGCAGTTAGAAAGCTCAATGCTGAATTGAAGATCAGAGTCCTCAATATCTCTGCGTGACGGCTGCTTAAAAACTACGCGATGCGGAACTTCTTCTGTTACTTTTTTAGTAATAGTAATGGTTTGACCATTTTCTTCTTTTGTTTCTGTGACATCAACTTCTTTTGGAAGCATGACTGTGAAATCGAATAATTCTTTCATTGTTTAAATGTGTGTTGAAATTCTACTCTGATAACTTCCAAATCGGAAGACATCTTTCTGATTGATTCGTTACCCATGTCCAGTACGCGCTTGCGTAGCCAACTCATTTGATCTTCGTCTAAATAGTTTGCTTGGCGCACAACTGGCTTAAAAGAATCTGGGGCAGAGGTGTATAGCAGAGCAAATTGCCTATCATGTTCATGCTTAATATCTTCTAAAATACCAAGCATCCTCTTGAACAGATCAGAGGTGTTCACCTTAACTTTATCATTTAAATATTCTTTGCCTGTCATATCCTTTTGCCTTATTATATATTACATTTAAAATCCAAAGTGTAAAGTAAAATATGGCGACTTCATACATTTCTGCTACACAGAAATCTTTTATTAATTCTGCAATGGATGATATCCATGAAACATTTTCGCGTGAAATTACTGTTATCATGAATCCAACAGTTGTTATAATCTCCACTTCTCCTACCTACAACAGCTTCTATAAGAGAGATTTAGATAACACATCATATAGTAGCTTAACTCCTCAGTCGTTTACATTTAAAGCCAGAATCAAGTATGTTTCAAATGAACAAAGCGTGTTTCCGGGTACCTTAGATCAGCAAAAAGTTATTTATCCAACAGGCTCTGTTAAAATCAAAGTTCAGTATGATGCTTATGTTAAACTAAAAGAAGCTAGAAAAGTTGATCTTGATGGGCGCAGATATTCTATAGCTTCTGATTATAAACCTGTTGGTATGTTTGGCCCACAATACTATTCTTTCTTGCTATCTCCTGTTGACGAATAATTATGGCGTTTCAATTAGATAAGTCAGTTAAAAGGCAAGTTGCCCAATTAGTTAAAGACGATTTTGAGAAAAGAATCGAAAGAAATTTTGACAATATTAAATCTCAGATGATTAGAGAGCTAATGAATCATCCTGTAACTAAAGAGATCCAACAAGGCTCAGCAAGCGCAAATTCAAGTGGCACTTTAAGTGGCTATGGCAATTTGTTTACTTTTATTGGATTTGAATCTGGCTCTTCTCCTATTGACGCTATTAAGCAAGAGTTTGATAAAACAGTTCTTAGATTTCGCACATTAACTGATGATGGTCCAATTTGGAACATTTATCTGCCAGCTCCAGAAGACATTTGGGACGTTACTCCTATGCCTTGGGCAGAAGGCAGAAGCTGGGCTAAAGGCATTGAAACTGGCATTTCTGGCGTAGGTTGGTATCTTTATAATCAAAAGAAAAACTATCCACAATCTCGTTCTGGCCCGGCTATTCAAGTTAAATCAAAAAGTTCCTCGAAAGTTCGATTTA